GTTATTGCTAAGCCTTTTTTTGTTGTCGTTTTTAATCTTCATGTCTAGGTTTTCTATAAATCAATTGACGGCTTTCCACTAACTCAGCGATAAAAACTAGGTTATTGGCCGTATTTTCTATTAAGTCGTCAAGCACTGCTTTATTTTCAGGTAGCCCCATAGATTCCGCCATGCTTACGGCATCACCTAACCATGTTTTAAATTCTTTAAAGTTCATTTCTTTTCTCCTTTTTGTTGTTCTCACGCGCCTTGTAGTGAGTTTTTCTTATTTACCATGGTCTTAATGTCCTGGTAGTCAAAGCCTAACTGTATCATGGCAATAACCATATCCTCTAGGGCTTGGTATTCTTTCAGTTCGACACTATAAAGGCTGTTTAAGGCTATTTCCTCGCCCCTCAACGCTCTCAACTGCTTAGCGTTAAATCCTGTGACTGCTTTAAGCAATAGGTTTGTAACGGTGCTGTGTGCGTGTTTTGGTGCGTTCTCCCATTCGCTGATAGCTTTTACAAGCTCTTTGCGTTTGGGCTTTTCTATTGCCCTCTGATAGCGAAACTCTGCCACCTCGTTGCGTAGTTCAAAGAACGCTTTGACTAGGTTCTTCTTGAATTTACGAACTGGTGCAGTATTCTTTAGATAAGTGATCAGCAAGGTTGCCTGTTGTTCGTTCAGGCGATAGATTTTCATTGGTCGTCCTCTGCCGTCTAATTTACGCATTTTAAATGCGATAATTCCATAGCTTTCAAAATCAGCTTTATGCTTTCTTAAAAGCTCTTGTATTGTGTGATGAGTAACCTCAGCACATCCAGCGATTATCTCGCTTGTTGTGTACGGCTCTTTCTTGCCGTCTCTATAGACTAGATTCATTTCTGACCTACCTTTCTGTTGCGCGCATGCTCAACTATTTACTTTTGCATACTTTTTGATTAAAAAAATATATCTTCAATGGTTATATTAGGAAAAAATGGCAAAAGTAGTTGTTTAAAAGTCATTTTTTCTTTATCAGAAAATGAATTCCTTCCAATTTCTTTGTTGTGATACGTTTGTTTTGTTATACCTAACTTTTTACCCATTTGTTCTTGGGTTAATCCTAACATATTCCTGTAACCTTTTATTTTGTTTGGACTCATTATCTTTACACCTACTTTACTTTTGAATACTTTTATAGTTTAATCTAATTTCGTTACTCTGTCAATACTTATGTTTACTTTTAAAAAAAAAAACGTTATTATGTATCAAGGGAGGTAGATAATATATGGATTCTATAAATAAAAAACAAGTAGGGGCTAGAATTAAAGATATTCGTCTTTCATTAGGTGAATCAATGGAGCAATTCGGTGCCCGTTTTAATACTTCTAAAGGTACCGTAAATAATTGGGAAAAAGGTAGAAATATTCCAAATAGAAAAAATTTAAAAGAAATTGCGTTAATATCTGGTACTCCTGTAAGTGTTCTATTAAAGGGAAGTACAGCACATATGCCTTTCCGTTTTCCTGATTTAGTTGATATATTAAGTAACCCAGATTATTATGTCACTATCTGTCGAGACATGATAATAACAAATACACCAGATAATTATCAAGAAGATTTATACTTCATGCTAACGACTGGTGTTGTTACAATCTTTAAAAAAGTAAATATAAATGACAACATTTATGATTTTGTTGGTTTCCCTCCCGAACTTAATCGGGAAGAATGGGTTACTTGTGATCTATATATAAAGAACTTTTTCAAAGGTAGCTATAGTATGGTGAATATAACCTTTTCTGACTTGAAAAAATTGATTTCATTTTTAGATAAACTAATTGATTCAAGATAATCCAAACCAATAACAATTAATACAGATAAAGTTTTGCCAAAAATACTAATTAAAAAAGCTACTACATGGATATGCTATATTCTATGTTAACCTAACCCATGTGCATAAAGGAGAAACAAACATGAAAAAGAAAATTATTGTTATGCTGGTCGCATTGCTAGTTGTTGTTGGTGGTTCAGCTTATTATTTCCTAAGTTACGCCCCTCATCAAGAGGCTGTCACAAACTTTAATAAAGCTGTTCAGACAGTTAAGTCAAAGAATAAGACACTAAAAAGTGAAATTGCCAAAGCTGAAAAGCTCGTTAAGTCAAACCAGAAGCCACTGGATGAAAAGACTTTAGACAACCTAAAAACAGCAGTAGCAACCGCCAAAAGTGACCTAAGGAAAATCCCAAAGGTAGCAGATAAAACCGAAGCTATCAAGAAACAAACCAAGTCGCTTAATCAACCAATAGACTATTCAAAAGCTACTCAGTCTTTAGCTGATAGTTCTTTAGCATATACAAATAGTGTTAAGCAACTAGCCCAAATAACCAATCCAAGTCAAAGTTTTGTAGAGGAGCGCTTAAAAGAGATTGATACAGTTACAGGCGTTCAGTCAGTGACAGAAAGCAATGACCCTAATGGAAACCTAAATAAACAAGGTGGTTATACTGCCTCAATCTACTTTACTGATAACCAGGTAACTGAAGCTGTAGAAGGTGCTGATATTGTAGATAAAGGAACAGACGCTGGCGGAAATATTGAAGTTTATAAAACCTCTGATGAAGCCAAATCCCGTAACGCCTACCTAAGCGCCTTTGATGGTCAAGGCATTCTAAACCCTGGCTCTCATTACGTTTATGGGACGGTTGTCATTCGTACGTCAAGACACCTTACTGCAAGTCAGCAAACGGCGTTAACTGAGAAAATCTATAATAAGCTGATTGAACTCAAAAAATAAAGTTCTTAAAGCCTAAATCTCTAAACCCAGAAAAATGTCTATACTATTCCATACCTCTTGAAACACATTCATGCTCTGCGCGTGGTTCCAAGTCTAGCAACATTAGGGCATTCTTTAGGGCGTCCGAAAAGTCCGATTTAAACAAAAAAGGCGTGTTTTCTCTACTTACCTAACTTAAGGTTATTTTTTACTTTAATGTTTAGAAGGCACATTTTTATAGGCTAAATGAAAAAGAATATTAAAAATCAACTATTTTGTTTATTATGAAGAATAATTTTTAATACAATTATTGACAAAAATAGCGTTTTGTCAATAATAAAAAAATATATAGGAGTCATAACTGACAAAAAAGTATTTTTGTCAGTTATATAATTTACAATATGGAGTATAAAAGTTTAAAAAAAATATATTACAGTAATAACAGTATCTATGAAGATGAGTATTTACAAAGGTTAAATGGATATGGAACTACAAAAACTGCAATGTTTCCATATCTCATGAAGAGGGATGCCTTTTCAACAAATAAATATCCATTGTTCGTTGTCCCAACTTTAGAAATTCAACTTTTATCACAAAAAATTATAGAACTATCTTCAAAAATTACAGATTTAGCTAATAAATTACCAGATGTAGCACATCAACAGTTTTACAATGAACAACTTTTCAACGCTATAATTTCAACAAATGAAATTGAAGGAATTGGGACAACTAGGAAAGATGTTGCTGTTGCAATAGATGCTCTTAACAAAGATAGAAAAGAAAAATTAAAACATAAGTCAACCGTTCGTATGTATTTAGATATTCTTTCAGAAGATTATCTAAACATAACAGAATTGATTCATATTAGAGAGATTTATGATGCATTAACAAATGGAGAAATTGAAGACGAAGATCAGCTAGACGGTGAATTATTTAGAAAAGATCTTGTGTCTATTGTAAATAATAAGACAGGAAAAATAGAACATATTCCTCCAAGTAAGGAACAAACTATAAAAGAAATGTTAAAAAGTTGGCTGGATTTCATCAATACAGGAACTATTCCATTCCTTATAAAAGCAAGTTTGGCGCATTATTTTTTTGAAAATATTCATCCTTTTTATGATGGTAACGGAAGAACTGGTCGTTACATATTGTCCAAATACCTTTCAAGAAAATTAGATAAATTTTCAGGTCTTATTATCAGCAAGAAGATTAATGAAGATAAAGCTAAATATTATAAAAGCTTTGCAGAAACTGGAGATACTCTTAACAGAGCAGATGGAACACGATTTGTACAATCTATGCTTAGTTTTATTATTAAAGGACAGTCTGAAATAATAGATACACTAGCAGAAAAACAGGAGATGCTACATTACTATCATACAAAATTACAAGAAAGTAGTTTTTCTGATATAGAAGGAACAGTATTATTTTTACTTATCCAATCTCAATTGTTTGTTTCAGATTTCGAAGCAAGCATTAATGATAATAATCTTTTAGAACTTCTAGAACATACTGAATACTCACAAAGAAGTTTAAAGAAGACAATAAAAGAATTGGAAGAAAAAAAAGTATTGATTAAAGTCGCTAAACGCCCACTAAAACACATCATAGTTGATGATTTCTTTGATTATGATAAAAAAATTAACTTCTAATACTTTAAAATTTTAATAAATATTTGCGTTTGAACTATAAAAATATTGATATATTTACTCAATAAACATCAAATAATTAAGATTGTATCAATTCCACTTTAGAATGATCCAGCATGATATAAACCCAATTCAATCTAAAACCTTTTTAATAACGGCTTGCCTGCTGATGTTTAGAAAGGTTTATCATTATGAAGATTAACGAGATAAAAAAACAAGACGGGTCAACCGTCTATCGTGCTAATGTATATCTTGGCGTTGATGCAGTCACTGGCAAGAAAGTAACAACTAAAGTCACTGCCAGGACAAAAAAAGAACTCAAAACCAAAGCCCAACAAGCGCAATTTGATTTTAAAGCTAATGGATCAACACGCTACAAAGAAGTAGCAATAGAAACATACGAGGAGTTAGCTATTTCATGGTGGGATAGCTATAAGAATACAGTTAAAGCTAACACAAGAAAGACACAAAAAGGGCTCTTAAACACCCATGTTTTACCGTTGTTTGGTGGATTTAAATTAGATAAGCTGACAACCCCACTCATTCAGTCCACTATGAATAAGCTGGCAAACAGTACAAATACTGGTGAAGTTGGTGCTTACCTTCATTACGGCAAAATTCACACCCTTAATAAACGTATATTACAGTATGGAGTGATTTTACAAGTTATTCCCACAAACCCAGCTAATAACGTTGTTTTGCCTAGAAACACTCAAAAGGACAAGAAAGCCAAAGTTAAGCATTTCAATAATGACGAGCTTAAACAATTCCTTACCTACCTTGATAGCTTGGATAACACTAAATATAAAAATTATTATGATATCACGCTATATAAGTTCTTACTTGCCACTGGTTGCCGTATTAACGAGGCTTTAGCTCTCTCATGGTCTGATATTGACCTTGATAATTCGGTTGTCCATATAACAAAGACTTTAAACTGTGAAATGGAGTTAAACAGTCCAAAATCAAAAGCAGGTTACCGAGATATCGACATAGATCAGCAAACCA